TGAACGTCATGGAAGCTGGAAGCCCGCAGCCTCTTATAATAAGGGACTTTGACTTTGATCTTCTGGATTGCCATTACTTCGGTCCTTTGGCTTGATGGGTAAAGTTACGAGACATGACCTGGCGAGCGTTATACACCGCACTGAAACCACCGGATTGAACGATCACATCCGTGTCCTTAACGTCCTCAATCTCCCAGTCTGGCCCGGCCAGCATCTTGCGCTGGAAGCGAAGTGAGTAAATGTTCGACGGGTGCAGCGAGATGTCGCCGGAGATGCTGATTGGCACCTTGACCCACAACCCCTCTTTTCGATCATCGAATAGATCGGAGGGGGTACTGAGCGGATCAATGCCCACCAGGTAATTGGCTTCTGTGCCGATCATTTCGAAAGGTCTCGTGCCGGTAGAAGAGCCAATACCCAGCATTTGCAGGCGGTCAACGGTGAACTGGTTGTAGTTATACTCAGACCACAGAGATGCCCATAACTGAACGACGCAATCTTCTGAAGGTACTCGCACCCAGACATCCAGGTGACCATTGACCACCGCGCGCATCGGTGGCATTTGCGGTGAGTAGCGGATATTCAGGATGCCGGACTCGTTGATGGTGTAAGGGGTGAACACGCCCAGGTCATGGGCCAGCTCATTCGTTGTGGTACCCACATCAAGGAAAGGGTATTCGAAAATGTACTTGTTGCGGATCTGAGAGACCACACGATCCCAGCTGGATTCGTGCATGGTAAACAATTTGAAATCAATAGTGGCTGTCGTCGGGGGCGCATAAATGCCGTTGTCGCCAAAACGTTCAAACGCCCCACCAGAGAGGAACTGGCTCATCAGGTCTTTAGGGTCGGCTCCCATGCGCAGTGACGAGGTCACCTCTTTACCCGTCCCCCCGACGCTGGGGATCGACATACGCTGAAGGCGCTTGTAAGCGTAAGCGTCATCATTGATCATCTCATACTTATTAGGGTCGATAATCCATGCGTAAGCCTGCGAAAGCTGCGACACAGCGGCAAAAATTTTGCCCTTGTGCGTGACAACAGCATTAGTGTCAATCGTGATCACCATCCAGCAGTTAGCACCCTGCGTACCTGCCGGAGTCAGCATGTTAATCCAGTACGTCTGAACCCCCTTACCAAGGTCGTAGCGTAACTGCCAAACCGGCGCCGAGTGAATGATCTTATACGTACCGAGGGTGTCATAGTCCTTGATGGGCTGCATCTGGCACTGCAGCAAGAAAGGTTGCACCCCGTTTACAATCTCATCGTTACAGTTGAAATAGCTGATGCGGTAGTAATAGCCCGGCTGGGCATTGACCACCCGTACATCGAGGATAATATCCCGCATGATATTCAGCGTTGGTCCGCTCAGTTCTTCCGCCGTCTTCGGCACCTGTGTGAAGCGATTGCCCGTCGTTGTAAACGGTGTCAGGCAACCCTTGCTCCTCACCGTCTTCTGCAATTCATTTGGGACACGACTAAACTCATACTTCCTTGTGTCGATAATCCATGCATACGGCCGAGTGCTTGGAGTAGTGCCAATCAGTTGCTGCCCCTGAAAGACATTGATGGCGTCAGTATCGATGGTGATGCGTAACTGCTGAGACATCAATCCCGCTGAGTTATTCATCTCAACGACATAGGTCCGAATGCCCTTACCTCCGTCATTCACCAGCTCTGCCAGGCCGCCAGAATGGATCAGAACAGAAGCTGGACTGGTTGCCCACTGGTCACGGCGATGAGCCTGCACCTGGAGCAGATAGGGAGCCTGGTCATTTGGCCCCGGCGTGCTGGAACACCTGAAATAACTGATGCGATAGTAATACTCCGGCAGCGCACCTATCACCTCCACATCAAGAATAACGTGCGTCATGATGTTAATATTTTCAGCCAGCAGGTTTTCTGGCGCCGCCGGCGCTACGCCGTTACGCGGCCCCACCGTCACGAACGGAGACAAACTCCCATTCAGCTTACTCATCTTGGCCACACTTGCCGCACCAGGCTCTTTGGAGACCGGCACCGCTGTGCTATTTACATTCCGGTAATAGATGAATGAATTATCAGCCCCGACGCCCTGCGCAACTCGAAACCCCTGACCGGCTGGCGTGCCAGCAAGACCGGCGATGGTTCCATCCGGATCGGTCGATGTGATGTAATAGGTATTGGCGTTGGCAATATTTTGCGCACTGGCGGCAGCGGCGGCGGCCTCATGTCTTGCATTAGTGGCCAAGACCACATTTCGATCGGAAGTGGTAACCGCCTGCTTCGCAGCAGTAATTGCATTATTTGCGGTTTCGGTTAATCCATCAATGCGGGATTTAATTTGTTCCTGCAAAACCGTTACAGATTTACCTGTTCTCGTCGTAACTTCACCAGTAGAATTATTAACAAACTCGTCAAAGAAGGTAAAGTTGTCGCTCATATCAGGTATTGCATTGGATGGAACCTTGTGCCCCGTATTGTATCTTCGAGCCATAAAACACCTTATTCATGAATACACTATATATAAGTTTATGTCGTTTAAACTCCCTGACTTTACAGCCATGCAATACCAGTATCACTTTAATTAAAATCAAAAAATAACAAAAATACCCCCCTTTAAGCCACTTCATTTAACTCAGCATTTAATAAAATTTAAAATAAACTCTCAGCGAGATAAAATATATGCATGCCCATAACCAATCATGGTCAAAAAAATATACGACACCCCCAGAGGACTCAGTTAAAACAAATGAAGAGTTAGTGTAAAAAAACAATATAAGAAGAAAATAATCAAGCAGGATAATAATCAGGAATGGTTACAAACCTCCTCTGGACTTTTAACCCTCCCGGCGTAGAATAATTGGCTTTGATATATTCTTCTTGCGGCAATATGTTAGACTGGTTGTTCTGGCCAGATTATATTGGGTGCGGTAGATAAATCCACCGCCCGCAGGGCTTTGATATAGTTTATCCACTCGACCAGGCTACCTTTGTCTTCATCGCTAATCAAACCCAACTGCAATTCAGTCTGCCAGAAACCGATCGTGGCTTTAGCCTGAATCAGCAACTCGGTTTTATGTTGGTCTGCTGCTGTAACTTCATCAGCGTGTTGAGCGGCAGTGTCCATTACCCATTCGCTGCCGTTCCACGTATCGTATGGTGAAGAAGGTGCTTGTGGGGTGGTGCCTTCTGGATAATCGCCAAGTGCAGAAACTGTAATAGCCTCACCAGTTTCAATGCTGTAAATTGTTTCTCCCCGGTGATCCAACTGGTATTCCCAGGCAGTAAAATCTTCAGTCCTGCAAATGGCGAAACCGTCTTGGGGTATACCAGGCGCATCAGTACATGATGCTGCGGGTATACCTACACATAGCGCAAGGTATTCAACCGTCGAGAACAGGTATTCACGCGTTACACCATCATAGTTAAATACCGTGATATCACCCGCAGTGGAGGCAATGTTGTCTTTGTCTAAAATGGCCTGAGTCATCATGCAGCCCTCACGATGTAATTAAATGCAATGTTACGCGGACGGGTTTCAGCCGCATTACCAATATTTAGCGTGATACGGTTTGCACCACTGACCACGCCCGATTTCGTATTCTCTATATAGTCCCATCCGGTCGTCGCGGCGTTAACCTCAATTGAGAATACCCCTGATGGTGTTTGAACAGCCGCAGACTCAGTGCCTCCAGAAGCTCCCGCAACCTTGAATTGACGAGCCCACATAGTACCACTTTGCGTTTTTGTACCATCTGACTGTGAAGTCAGAACACCCCGGCTCGAATCAACACCGCGACCATCATCCCAGCCCCGCAGGAATTCACCTCGCAAATCTGGCAGTTTTCCCGAAGGGTAAGCAACAGCCAATAACGGGTACGTTGCCACATTAAAGTTTGCTCCATTGCACTTAAGCCAGCCACCAGGTGGCGTAGCCGTAGGCCATGGCATCGGGATACCGGCGGGAACCGAACCATTAATAACAGCCTGCTTTAATGCAGCAGTGAAAGCCGTACCGTTACCATTATCCAGAACATCCTGATTTAAAGCATCTGATACAAACTGAGCAATTGACGACGCTATAAAAGTTGCCTGGCGAATAGCTTTATTTACCTGTGCGCTGGAAGCCTTACCCGATGAAAAGCCCGTCAGTAAGGCGGGGAGCGCTTCCCAGTCCGCCTGCGACATTACGTTAGCCCCGACGCCGATAGCGAAAGGTTTAAAATTGTTTGTAGCCATTAAAGTCTGGTCTCCCAAGCACCTGATTCAAATCCGGATATATAGTCATTATCAACATCGAAGCCAAAAAATTGATACCCCTCTGAAGGGGTGATAATTTCATTTAAATTAATCCCTGCAGCTTTAATAGTGAGATATCCCTGTTTAATGGCAGCTATAAGCTCTCTCGATGCTGACTCTATTGATAAAGCATTGTAATCAGAATATAAATAACCCGATGGTAGGGGGATAAACCCAATACCATTAAGAGAGTTATCAAAAATCATTCTGTCGGTAACATTAAGCGACGGCGGTTCTGACAATACCCATATGGATATCGCCATATTCTGATTATCAATTATTGCCATCCTGATGCCCGAGTTCTCCAGTGCGGCATTCAGAATGTCAGGGATGGATTCATTGGAACCATCCCACTGGTTAATTGCTATTTTAACTTTCAGAACGGTTCGATAAACGTCATCGCTTAAACTAGTAAAGCCTTCATCAGGATCAAATGGCCCCTGCCAGACCCCCTGATCATAGCCAAGGTCGTCACTATCCAGCTCGAAATAAACCCCAGCAATTGGCTCGCCGACAACGCGGCTCCGGCCAACCCACTCTCCAAGGATGTCCAGCTGAACACCAACCGCAGTATCAATGTCGAATTCAGTGAGAAAACCCTTTAACGACGATGCCGTGTCAATCAGTGGTCTCGTCGATAAATTCACGTGGTCAACAAACAGCGGCTTGCCGTGGTGGTAATTGGTGATGAGATCGGTGTATTTACTCATGCCATCACCGTTATTGCGATATTCCCCGTCGTACTGGATGCAGACTCATCAAATGCAATATTGATGTTGTCCCGCACCATCGAGCCGGACGACCTGCCGATCCTCAGATCGGTAATATCGTAGTAACGACTCGATCCGCCACTGACAACGCCAATATTCGCCGGGGAGTACAGGCGACTGAGTAGCACATCACCGCCAATCTCAAGTGAGTTGATATAAGCGACAATCGCCTGCTTGATCTCTTCCCCAATTTGCGAGGTGTAGCCGGTAAACGCTTTAATCGTCAGTGCGGCATACACCGGCACCTCTCGCGATCGGCTAAACCCGATTGCGTGCGGATTACCGTATTTATCGCTGACGATGACCGATGCAGAACCGAACGTCGAAACGCCCTGACCTTTTTTTCCCTGCAAGGTCTGAGCAATTACGGTTGCGTCCCCCCCGTCAACGATGGCCGCAATAGAGTGAGCCGGCAATCCGTTAACATCCGGGCTGCCGGTGTCATTTTCGTAAAGTTTGTGACGAGTAACACCTTTGACGTTTGCCAGTGCACCATCAAGTGCATCAAACGGTGTGCGGGACGGCAGCGCTACGCTCTGTGACTGCCTTGCTCTTAGCTGTGCATCTGACTCGGCAGATTCCCCCACTGTTGCCGTATTGGGATTGATGACCGAAACCCAGCCGCGCGTAGGCGTGTTTATTGCACGAACGGAACCCATAACGGCAGCCACCGGCCCCGATTGCGAACATGTCGCCGTTACCGTCACCGTTCCGTCCGTACCAATGGCTACACGCGGCGGCAGAGTCCAGATCATCCCGTTCGAGTCCCTGACAGAACCGTGGGTGATCGATGTTCCCACGGTCCCCGTCAACACCACATCGACGGTTGAGTTGGTGGCGGCCTTACGGGATATACCGTTAATTTTAACGTTGCGTGTAAGCGCATCTGCCATTGCCGTAGACGGAGAAAATGAGTTGTAGCAGGCAATCGCCGTGTTGTTTGCGTCATGCACCGCCAGCGCCACCAGAGCAACCATCTGCCCGTCTTTACTGTCCGGCTCGAGGTAAGCATCTGAGCCGTAAATCTGACGAAAATAGTCAGTGATCGTGTTGAGTATCGTCTGATAATCAGGCGCACTTACCCCCTGTGCGTTTACCGTTGCCGATAAACCCAGCGTGTCGAGGTTCAAAGCCATTTATGCCTCGCTTGTGACTGTCGTTGTTCCGTAAATAGTGTCGATGGTCGCCGTGAAGACAACGCGGCGTGATGCGGTATTTAGCACGGTGTCAAAAGCGGTAATCGCATTAACACCTTTGGTATCAAGAATGCGCTGGCGAATGGCCAGGCTATACATTTCTGCTCGCTGCTTGCCCAGTACAGACTGAATCCACGGTGTCCCTTCCGTGGTATCGAGGAACCATTGACCGTACCAGAGCAGAAATCGCGTCCTGATGGCCTGAGCCACACACTCTGGCGAGTTCACCAGCCAGGTATCGTCCCCTTTGCCAAAGGCGTAATCACCGTCTGAATCTTCCCGACGATATCGCATGTTATCCCCCTAATGGATTTGTCCGGCTTCCGCCGCGTTCAATGCCGCCATGGTCATGACCATCAACAATGCTGCCACCGACCAGTTGCAGGCGGCCATCAGCAAGGATTTTCAGTCCATTGAGATTGAATCCCCCCGGCGCCGTGCCGGTAATCGCTCCACTGCCGGGGTTCAGATTCAGCTTTGTTCGACCATCATCACTGCGAATCTCCAGCGAGTTGGTGCTAATGCCGCTTATTTTTTGCGCCTGTGACTGCGGGCCGACAATCGCAAAACCATCTGAAAGGTCATGCTGGCGCGGATCTATCGCCTCCTGTACGCCACCGCTCTGCCACCAGAAGTCGATACACCGGTCGCTGAATATCACCAGGCATTCATCCCCGGCCTGTACCGGAAAGGTGATTGTGCAACCGCCACCTCGTGGAAAAATCACCGGCACATCAACCAGCAGCGGATAATCGTGCGTGGTGACATTGCCATCTTTGTCTTTCTGTACGGAACGTATGGCTGGCTGAACCACCGCGGTAACGGTGGCGGGATCAAACGACTGGATAATTCCCGGCAGGGAGACACGCAGCTGGCTGTAAATTACGCTGCGTTCGATTTTCAGAACTTCTGACATCTCACCGCTGCGGGTCTGACTGGATACTGTCATTTCAGTTCCTTCGGGCAATAAAAAACCCGCACGCGGCGGGCTACTGTTTGAATATATGGATTTGGCAGGATTTTCTTTCCTGCATTATCACACTATTTACTACAGCAGTAGATGAGGCCCCAATCGCTTATTGTGAAAGCAAGTACTGGGCATCGTAAGCTTCGCATATTAAGTCCATGTACCAATCCAGACCTTGTGTATCACCGGTATAGACAATACTGACGACTTTATACACGCCATCTGTTGCACTGCCGGGCGGCATAGCCTGTGATTCAGGCAGGTCAATGTTGCGTTTAGCATCCGTATGTTGAGCAGCAGTTTGCCCGGGAGATAGGCGCGTATCGCCAGCGGGCAAAACAGCCTGGTTAATACGCTGATTCAGCCATACAAGCCCGTTTACCCGGACATTCGGATTTATCAAAATACGCGCATTGAGGCCGTTATCAATGGTTTGCTGTGGCCTGCCGATCAGTCCGGTGTCGCCGTTCAGCTCGATGGCCTCATGCACCACTTCGTTGTCGGCGACCATTTCCATTTTGCCATCAACAAACATCCAGGTTGCGGTGCATTGCTGCGCCACATTATCCATGTAGTCGCGCGTCATGCCCAGCATCGTACGGCCACGCGGAAAAACGGTCGGTGGCATCGCAGGAAGATTACCCTGCTCTGCTCCGTTTACCGCAAACGTTCTCATTAATGCTTTCTGCGTATCGGCCACCGTGTATCCCGCCGCCAGCGTCTCATGGGTAATGCTGGTCGAATAGGCCTGCTGTGAGTCTGTTGCCTGGATTAGCACGTAAGAATCAACGGGATTTTCTTTTCCGGTGATCGAATAGCGAATTTCGCCGTCAAAAATCACGCCGTTGTTGCGTCCGTTACTTTGGCCTACTTTATCCGGGTCAACCGGCCTGGCAACACCGACCTGATCGGCTGTGACATCAGGCGCTATGCCGTCATAGCCCACGATCGCCCGGACACGGGAGTACTCTTTACCCATAATGTGCTGTACGGTCTCAGGCGCAAGGTTATAAATGCGAAAAGTACCCACGCGAGTCTGGCTACTGAGGTTAAACCACTGGATATCAAAGGTGACCTTAAAACCCCCCAGGTCGATACCTTTACCCGCGTTATCCAGCACCTGTAGTTCAAAATGACGCATCCAGTTCTGAGACATACTTACTCCGCTATGATGTAAAGGTGACTGCGGGTGCCAAGATCGGTTTGTGTCGGAGAGTCCTGCCCCGGAACATCACAGACCATTTGCAACGCAAAGCCCAGCCCGATGTATTGATATTGCTCCAGCAGGTTTGCGCCGGTCACCAACGGGATACCACCAACAATCAGCGCGTTATGACGGTCTGAGATATCCAGCATCCAACAGCCCTCCCGCCATAAGACACGGAACTGATAGCTGGTTCCCTTTACCGCCATGCTGAACTGCTGGTTATCCGCTGAAAGTGGGATTTCGTTTATTTCCATTAGTGAATACCTGTCAGGTTCCCGACTCCGTTCCCCTAAGGGCGGTAGCGTCAACCCGATGATTTAAGTAGGGATACATTAGCGGGCTTCGCCGATTTTGCGCCGGTATTAATCACTGCTGAGGTATCAACGCCCATCTTCATATTCGACTTATCCGCCACCAGAACAGACTGCGTGCTGGTGATGATTATTTCGCGCAGCGTCAGGGTGGCAGTCAGCACGTTCTCGGTGAATCTGTCCGTTGTTACCTCAAGGTTTTGCAGCAGCATGTTTTTGTACAGACGTTTGCCGGTTACCACGTCGAACGGCTTGCGATCGGACTGAAGTTTCAGCAGTGTGTCGTAGGTTTCACTCGGGCTCATCCCGAGCAGGCTGGTGGCGGTGCGATTATTTGCGAAATCAAAGAGTGAACCGCCACCCGAAAATCCAACCGTCATAGTGACCTCGGCGGGGCGCTTATAGGCGTGATCCGATATAGCCGTGCCCACTTCAACAGGGTGGGCGGTGATTTCGAGTGAATCATTGTGCCTTTCCGATATCACCACGCTCGGCACGATAAGCCCAATCCTGCGATCTTGCAGGTGGAAAAGCGTTGAGAGGAAATCCATTAGCTTACTCCTGCCCTGTGTTTACCGATGCTGATAGCGTTTTCACTGACTGAGCGCCCAACCTGATCGCCGATTTCGCGGGCATTGCCACCGTAAATGTTATAGGTGTTTTGCTGATGCACAGTGGATGATGCAGCACCATAGTCCGACATATTGCGCATGACCTTAGGAGTAAACTCTCGTGTTTCCCCTGGCATCAGCGCCATGCCGTATCTCTGGATGTTATCGATACCCTGGTTATAGGAGGCCAGCGTCTTATTCAGATCGCCAGCGTTCACCCGTAATGGGTAAAACTGATCCAGTCGGCTGATTGTTGGCTGTAGCCAGCCGAGCATAGCCGTTCCAGCAATTGTTGGCTGGCGTCGTTTTACCGACTGCCCGAGCTGTTCAGGCTCGTGATAATCAGAACTAAACCAGCCCTTAACTGTTTTTCCAACACTGCGTGGGTCGAAGCCAAATTGCTTTTTAATCCAGTCTGCGGAATTATTTGCGCTGTCCGTTACCTTTGGCATAGCACCGAGCTGACCATTTCCCTGATGAAGTAACTGCTTGCCAATGCTGGCAGCATCAGACCATCGTCCCTCATTGATGGCATTCAAAAGTTCGCCGATCAATTTCAGCATTTTCCCCAGTTCACTGAGGTTGTGAGTCAGGTCGCTGAACTCCCACTTAAAACTCCATTCCTTCGGGTCAATACCGAGCAGATCCGCGAAATCTCTAGCACATGATTTAAGACTGGCAGTCAGGCCCTCGATGCTTTCCCGTGTAGAATTAATACCAGGCTTCCATTGCTCCCAATCAATCAGCGACTGCCCACCTTCTTGCCACTTTTTGTAATCGTCGTACAGAGCGAGTATTGCCAGCCCCAGAGAAGTAATGATACCGATCGGTGAAGCAAGGAACGCACT